AACGGGTGGAGTTTCTCTTAATGCTGAAACGCTGGAGGAAATGTCGCACCCGATTGCCGAAGCCATTCTTAAAGTAAGAAAGTATCGTAAGATCCATGACACCTTCATTGTGTCGCAGCTGATGGGCCATCAGACCAGGGGAAGAGTACACCCCAATTTTAATCAAACACGGGTTGTGACGGGCCGGTTGTCCTGTAATAATCCCAACCTTCAGGCCGTACCGAAAAGGGACCCGGAGATGAAGGCCATCCTTCGTCCTCTTTTTTTGCCGGACGATGGCGCACAGCTTTTAAAATGCGACTATGACCAATCAGACGTTCGGGGATTTGCCCACTACATTTATTCGGTGACCAACGACAAGAATCACCCGATTCTGCAGGCTTACCAGAAGGACCCGGATACTGATTTTCATACTTTCGTATCAGAGTTATTGGGGATTCGCAGGAATCCCGGACCAGGGGGAGGGGCAAACGCCAAACAGATTAACCTAGCCATGATTTTTAATATGGGCATGGGGAAGCTAGCCAAACAAATGGGACTGCCGTATGAGGAGGAAATCGGCAGGAATAAGAAAGTTTACTTGAAGCCGGGGCAGGAAGCTATTGACGTTTTCAACATGTACCACAGCAAAATCCCCGGTGCAGCAGACATGGCACAGATGGCATCGTCTATTGCTGCCAGCCGGGGTTATGTGACATCGATCTGTGGAAGGCACCTACGATTTCCGGATAAACGGTTCACCTACAAGGCCAGTGGCTATCTTTACCAGAGCTTTACTGCCGATCTGATAAAAAAGGCCATGGTAGAAACGGCCAAGATAGTTGTGCCACAGCTTTCAGTACATGATGAATTGTTATTCAGCATTTACGACAAGGAAACGGCTTTCGCCATTCAGAAAGTTATGCAGGAAGTATTTGCGAACCTGACGGTAATTCCGATCAGGACAAAGCCAGAAGTTGGTCGTTCATGGGGGGAGGTTAATTTTATATGACATGTAATAATTGCGGGGGGACGATGGTTGGAGATGGAGTAACAGAACCCATCCGATGTGAAAACGTGGAACTTGGCGATTGGGAGTATAGAGAACCCGATTGTAATCCGATTGATTGCGAGGACGAGAAATGATCAACGAGGTAAGATTAATAGGCAATGTGGGGCAGGACCCCAGGATCAACAAAAACAGCAAAGGAACCATGGCCACTTTTTCTGTTGCCACTACTGAGAAATGGAAGGATAAGCGGACCGGTGATTGGCAGGAAAAGACGGAGTGGCACAAATGCGTTGCCTTCGGCTATCCGGCAGACTATGTTGACCAGTACCTGGAAAAGGGTGCTCTGGTTTATGTCGAGGGGTCAATGCAGTATGGTAAGTATGAACGGGACGGCGTTGAGATCCCTACTGCCGAGGTCAAAGCACAAAAAGTAAAAATTTTAAAGAAACAGGGGGATCGAGACAATCAGGCCAGGGACGGGAACAAGTCTACGGACAACGGGTACATGGGCAGCACAGGTTCTGACGTACCATTTTAAGGAGACATTATGAAATGTTGCACTCTTGAGTGTTACTCTGTGGCAATGGCCAAATCAACAGACACCGACAGGGAGTTCTGTATTGAATGCGCCATCAAGATTGCCAAGCACTTTGGCCCGGATAAGATAGTGACTTTGCCGGGAATGAGGTTTCCCTGGGATTACGGGGTAGACGGCCACTGCCCCCATTGCGGTATAAGTTACAACCGGTACCTGATCAATGTTACTGGTGATTGCCCCGCATGTAAAGCCCCACTGCCGGAGTATAAACGGCCAACCTTGGAAATGAAACCGTGGGACGACGACAGAAAAATAGAGTATCGGGAAGGCCCACACGACTAATTGGGGGCACCAATGGATAAAGAGTATTTCTGGGCAAGGTATAGGTCAGGTGATTGGCGGATAGCAGAAAAGAGGTTCTTGAATAGGTGGTTTGTTTGTGGGGTTGGTCACATAAAAAACCACGTTATTTTTGAAGGGTACCGTAGCCCCAAATCACCGGACGATATTGTTGAAATCGGGGAAAAGGTAATTTGCCCCTATAAATAAAAACCACCACACATTAGAGGAGATTTGCGATGAATGTACATGTTGTTTACGGCGGTCAGTTCGGCAGTGAGTCAAAACGGTTGTTTACCGAGTATTACTGCAAGAATTGGCAGCCAGGGGCCATCATTACCAATGCTATGCCCAACAGCGGCGGATTTGATAGTGTAGGCGACAAATGGTCCACCCTGCCGATCGGCTACCCAGCTACCTTGATGATTTCCCCTGGATCAGTGATTAATCTCGATAATCTCAAGAAAGAGATTAAGCAGCTACCGAAAGGGGCCAAGGTAGTCATTCACGAAAATGCAGCAGTGATCGACGATAGTCACTTCACAAGTGAAAAGGACTATGTTCGGGTTGGTTCTACCATGACCGGGGGAGCAGCTGCTGCAAAACAGAAAATGGACCGGGACCCAAGTGCACGAATCCTGGCCAGGGATTATTTTGAAGACACCCTGAACAATGCCGCCTGGATACGGGAATTGCACAAACACGATAAGGTCCTAGCGGTCTGTGCACAGGGTCACAGTCTGTCGCTCAATTTCGGTTTCTGGCCATACACTACCAGCAGGAATACCAGTCCTGCTCAAGTCATTGCCGATGCCGGAATTTCTCCGATGGCAGTTAAACGGATTATTGGCTGTTTTCGGACCTTCCCAATTCGGGTATCCAACCGATTCGATGAAATGGGAGAAATGGTGGGTTGGTCCGGTCCCTGTTATTCTGACCAGGAGGAATTGTCCTGGGAAGATATCGGGGTTCCGCAGGAGTTTACCAGTGTCAGCAAAAAGGTTCGTAGAGTATTTACATTTTCACATCAGCAATTGGTCGAATCAGTCCTGCTCAATGGCACCACCGATGTCTTTCTCGGTTTTATCAATTATTTGCCGGTCTACATGCAGGATGATTTTTTCCGGGCTGTGCGGGACACCTGCCTAAATAACGGGGCCAATTTATCGTGGATCGGTTGCGGTAAGACCACTGACGACATCTTTTCCCGCATTAGTGATAAAGGATATGGTTTTGACATTTCCTGGATAAAGTAACCTTAACCGGGGGCTTCAGCCCCTTTTAAAGGAGGAATATATGGACCAGAAGTTTGGGCCAAAAATTCCATTTACCCTTGAAATAAATCCGGGGGGGATGGAAGGGTTAAAAAAGGCCCTGGAACGGAAGAACAGGAAATGGGACGACGGCAAGTTAAAATACCACCTGATCCTGCCGCAGTTCCTGGAGTTGATGGCAGAAATTCTTACACGAGGTGAAATCAATCACCCAAAAGAACCAAACGGTACCCCCTCCTGGCAGTTGGTAGAAAAAGAGGCGTATGAGGATGCTCTATTTCGCCATTTTCAGGCATACCGCAGGGGGGAGATCATTGACCCGGACCCCAAGATGCCGACCGATCACATGGGCAACATTGCCGTAAACGCCATGTTCTTGTGGTGGTTTAATCGGCAGCGGGAAGGGTATCTGGGGGAAACTGACACAGTTAACGAGGACTAATATGCTACCAAAAATTCCGTCTTCCCTGGACGAGGCCATGAAGACCACTTATGCGGGACCATGGCACATACGATATAACCCAAATAAGTGCGCTTGTCCTGTTTATGATTGCGGGGCAGGGCGGTATCTTCAGTGCCAAAACCCCAACGGGTACGGGGTTGATGGGATTTTTTGTAAAGGCCACAAGGAGCCAAAATCATGACAGAAATAAGAGATCATTTTCCAGCACCGTTTGGAAAGCACCCGGAATTAAGGGCAGGAATCGTTCCCCGGTGGGCAATTATTAAAACATCAAAAACTCAATCCGTTGCAGAGCATTCCTACAACGTGGCAATGATAACCCGGATCATTTTGACTGGCTTTATTTTGACCCCGCTGGATGACAATGATATTATCCTGATGGCCCTGGACCATGATTGGAAATCTGAGGTCTACACCGGAGATATCCCTAATCCTGCCAAAGTGCGTAACCCCAATGCAGAGGTCCTGTCGATCGAAGAAGCAATCATAAAGCTGGCAGACTGTATCGAGGGTTACGCTTTTATTAACAGGAATTGCAGCGACTCCACATCGGTAAAAATGTGGGTGATGGGCGATCTAGAAGTACAGATTAATGCCCTATGTAATTTTCTGGAAATAAACGGCAGGGACATCTGGCCTACAATCTCAGGGATGGTATTATAAATGAAAAAGATTTTATTTGTTGATACGGAAACAACCGGCCTAGACCCTAAGATTAACGGCATCCATCAGATCGCTGCTCAGATCGTTGTTGATGGCAAAATGGAAATGGAGTTTGATTTTAAATTCCGTCCACTCGACACCGAAAAGATCGAACCGGAGGCCCTGGCAGTGTCTGGTTTAACGGTAGAAGAAGTCATGGCCCGACCTTTATCGAGCAAGGACGTTTATAAAAAGATCGACTCGATTCTCTGCCAGTTTGTAAACAAGTATGATAAGCACGATAAAATGGTGATATCGGGCTATAATTGCAATTTCGACGCTCAATTTCTCAGCGAATGGTACAAGAAGCACAATAACAAGTATTTCTTTGGCCTGTGCCATGGTGGAGCATACTTGGACGGCTTGACTATGGCCCTGCTACTGGAAATAAAAAAGGGAGAAAAGGTATTTTTCCCGGATCGGAAATTGGGTACGGTGGCAAAACACCTGGGTGTTCAATTGGATGATGCCCACGATGCCTTGGCCGACATTATCGCTACCAGGGACGTAATACGGTCCTTATGGAGGGAATTGGGGCTATGAGCGAAAAGACACTGTGGAAATGGTTAAACAAAAAGATGGCCCATGACCCAAATTGGAGAAGTGCCAGATTGGAAAAATGTTTAGAAAAAGGAATCCCGGATGCGGTGGTGCGGTTTACTGATTCAAATTCACGGACGATGCTTATTACTTTTATGGAATTAAAGGATTGGTCAGAATCCCCAAAGCACCCTTTATCAGTAGAACAGAAAAATTTCATTCAAACATTCGGCGGGGCAGTGTTGATTAGAGCACAAGATAAATTGTGCATGTTAGGCAAGAATCACAATCTTGTGCCACTGATGTCTGCTGATGTTGGGTACGCACTTAGTCACGGGATAGTTACCCCCATTTCAGATTTTACCCCGGCATGGCTAAATGCGGCCCTTACACATTGTGAACTGTGATATCTGGTTTACTGGTTTTGGTGACTATTACCCCTGACACCATGACCACATAATCTCCCCGCGAAAAAGGTTTATCGGTAAAGGATATGGACTCCCGGCCTACCATATCCTTTATCTTTACCTTTCCTTCGCCAAGTATTTCTGTTATCTCCACTATTTTCATGCCAAGGGTACCTCCACTTCGATTGTGGTGACGGTGGACAGGGCTTTCTTGGCCACTGTTACCGAAACATCGTAAGACATCACCATGCCATAAAAAGTGGCAGGACCATAAACGATCTTGGCAATGTGTCCCGGCTGTATATAGTCACTATTTAGCATTTCCATAGTTAGTATAATCACATCCTGGCCATTTTCGTTGATTTCTTGCCGCCCAATCTCAAGCAAGGACGTTGGTAATTTTAAAAATGTTATAATATCGGGTCCCGGTTTATCGGCAGGGGCGCGTTGTGCAATAATAGCCATGTTTTACACCAGTGAAATATAAAAGACCACCCCAATTGGGTAGCTTTCGTCTTCTTCTAGTTCCATTTTAGGGACCGATAGCCGATAGATCTTTACCGCGTATTCGGTGTCAATCGAAGCCATGAATGGGGCCTTATCTGCGTCACCAGTAAGAGAAACTCTACCAATCGGATCGGCAGCGGGAGTTACTGACCCTCCCCTGCCCAGGTATTCGATGGTGTATTTACTTGGCACCACGTCAAATTCATATTTATCGAGATCTTCGGCCTCTCTCCCGGCAAACAATGTGGTGTCAAGTTTGCTGCGGCTCTCGGACCCGATGTATTGCACAGATCCATCTGTCGACACAACTTCGTCAATAATCACATTGGTTGAGTGATTGACCGCAATAAATACTTGATCGCCAGGGCCAAAGGATGATTTCAGGTCCCCTACTTCATCAACATTTAAAATATCGTCGATATCTATGTTGAATAGATAGTCGCCCTTGATCGATCCCGCACTATACTTAACAAGAATGGTTCCTTCAAGTCCCATATTAACTCACCAGGATGAATTGAACGGTTTCCGGGTCAATATCCTTAGCCACCCATAACCAGTGTTTTGTTTTATATTTTATGGTAACGATACTGTTGCCGCTGGCCACGGAAACCGACCCATCTTCATTGAAAGACACGGCCCCCAAGTTTACCCTGGTACTGTAGTCGTAAGAAAGAATGCCGTAGCAAGGTTCAGCCAGATTTCCGATGCCATTCTTGATTTCAATCTCTTCCGTGAGTTCCTCTTCCACGATCCCGGCAGGAATAATGATGGCGTTGGTTAGCTCAGAAGTAGATAAAGTGACCAGTTTATCTGCCCAGGGAACGATGCTGGCTGTTATGTTGTAAGTTTGGTCGTTTATTTCCTTAGCAGACAGCCGGTAGCCCCCGCTGTTGGCCTTGTTAGATATAAAATATTTGTTGTAACCGCTGCGTTTTTCCGTGGTAGAATTAAACCCGGACGTGGCACTAAGTACGTTTATTTCAATATCCGGCACCACAGTGTTATAAAGATTAGTATTAACTGGCCGCATGGGGAGAGCTTTAATTACCCCAGACGGGTATGTCTGCACTATGCCCCCAAACTCGTTCACAATAGCTTTGATCCCGGACAAGGGAGAATTGCCAGAAATCTGTACGTCGTTTGAGGTTACAGATTCATTGGCAGGAATTTCCCAAGTGATATTTTTACCCTTGATGGCGGCAATAGAATTAACCACTTCACTGCAGAGGCCACTTACCAGATTATTATCTTTAATTTCTGCCGCATGGGGAAAATCCAGGATTACTGAGCCAGATCTCCCGGCCACGGCATATCTCCAGGTTCCCGCTACTTCATTTTTGGATTTTTCAACCACAATCAAGTGGTATGTGTCGTCTTTAATTTGTATCTCAATCGGGTCGTATACCCCGATATTTTCCCATGCTGTTTCATCGTTTACAGTTATCTCGCAAGACAAACAGTATTCCAACAGAGAGTGTTGTACTTTGAAACCCGAACACTGAATTTCTGCCCCGGATATTTTTACCAAGAACGATGAAGATTCACCCGATCGATCACTCAGAACAGAATATTGCTGACGCAGGGCGGCAGTAAGACTATTTAAATCCTTGATAGCATACCCCTGGGTAAGGGATGCCAGGATACTTTCCCCCAGGATAGGGTATTTTTGAACCAGAGAAGAAGTTAAGAAGTCAAATACCTTATATGATTGTTTTAAATAAGACGAAACTAGGGGACTGTCGCCATATTTCTGTAATAAGGCTTTCTTTAACTCCGCCGAAGATCCATAATATTGAGTTAAATATCGCAGCACTACCGGCACATCGCCGTAATGCTGGGCAAGGACGGCGAGTAGTTGCATGCCGTAGACCTGGATCAGGACGGCGAGTTGGCGGTTGGTGATGTGGTAGGTCTGGTCGAGGATGGAGCGGATCAGATCGCCGATAAGGCTGTAGGGCTGGGTTAGGTGGGCGAATAACTCGGATGTGTCAGGGATGGTCGGCGCGGCGGATTTGTATGGATGGTCGGCAGCGAGGCTGCCGACCATGCCCCATTTCCACGCCAGATATCCCTCAATCAGCTGCCTCGTATCTGTACCAACAACACCTGCAACAACAACAATCTCAGCAATTGATCCGTTGAGCCAGTCAGCGAAAGCTCCAAAGTTTACCCCCAGTGCCATACCAGAGGTCATGCTCTGAAGTCCGGCCGCACCATTAACAATTGAGCCGTTTACCCCTACACTGGATGAATTACCGTTAAATATGCCGAGAAATATCTGAAATGATGTTGATGCGCTGGCAGTATGGGCCAACCAAGCATCGGCAAATATCGATGGTTTGTTCACCTGGTTGCCGCGCAATGCCAGCAAATTACGATAGGTGTCATTCTCAACCCATCCATCATATACATACTGTCGTGATCCGGTCGTCCCTGTATTGGTATTGGTTTTTGCGACAGTGATTATTGAAACAGGTTGTGGCAATGATATTGTGGGGTTATAAAGATAATCGGCAGTTCCGTCGAACGTAATGATATCCAATCCATTCAGGCCTCCCGACGTTAATGCTGGCTGATTTGCTGCCGTACCCTGTGAGAAATTTGCAGTAGCACCAGATTTGTTCGCCCACTGGCTGACAGTAGAACCATTGAGCGTGATTGTACTGGCGTCGCTGGCATCCAGCCAGAGGGCAGTGGTGATTTGGGCAGGGGTCCACAGGGCCATTAAAGATCCCCTCGCACGATATACTCAGTATGTCCGCACATTCCATCACGCCACGGCTGGTCGGTGGCCGGTCGATTTTGGCACTGGATAGCATGCGTAGCAGTAGTTGTCATGTCGCCTCGATCGAGGGGTACAATGACCGCCAGTTTGCCACATACTGAGCATTTGATTATGTTGTCTGGTCGCCGCTGTTGTGTCGGGGAAATTCTCGGTTCTTCTGTGAACCGACCACTACTAATAAGCGCAACATCAATCTTTGCGATGACATCCAACAATGACGCGCCGGAATCTAGCTCAGACTGGAGTAATGATTTGGTGTTTTGCAAATCTCTTACTGAAAACACGTTAGAATTCATCAGCATACCCATTTTTCCAATCTGGTATAATTAATTATAAACCATGCGCCCCAAAAACTATTTTCGGAATTGATGGTGGAATGGAAACCAACTTTTCGGGTGTAATAAACATCAAAACCACCTACCGAGCACTCTCCACATTCCATGCACAGCGGCGGGTAATCAAAACATTGTCCGGCTATCTGATCCTGTGGCGGCGGTGCTGAACGTATTTCCTCACATCGAGCTATCGCCGCCGCCCGCGTTGAAAAAATACCATAATATCCATCACCCAAGCCTGATTGCTGGGTGATTCTGTACTGGCCGGAAATTCCGATATCAGTATGATTCGCTACCGAGCCCCATGCGCCGGTACCAACAAAAACATCTGGACAACCAAAACTACCGATCCCTCCAGTTTTTATAAAAACTTGTTGCCATACGCCATTTGTTGAGCGAACACCGCCGTTGACAACACTACAACCATCAGTGACCTCGATCGGGGCAAAGCCGCAGGCATCCCCTGTAAATACTCTAATGTATGGAACATCTGTAATAGCATCCCGAAGACTTTGGCCATCAAACGAAAATCCGTTACCTCTTACTGACCAATAATATGGAGTAACACCACCAATTACGGCTACAGTACCAGAGGTATTGTCGGCCAAAACCTCAACTGAATTCTCGCGATCCCAGACAATTGGCGTAGCATCCTCGCAGCAGTTCTGCGGACGAATTATTGTTTCTTCATATCGAGTTCCACAACCTGCCGGAGTAATGGGGCCAAGGCCAATAAACTCAATAGGCCCCGCCCAATCAGCAGTTAATCTTGCCCTGGTTACTTCATCGAGATCTTTTCCGCCTTCAATACGCGAAGTTCGTACCTTGCAGCCATCATGCTGGCCATCCACACAGCATTTTTCGCGATAAAACCAAGGCTCCGTAACGGGGGAACCGGCAGGGGCCAGTGGAAAATAATCAATACAGCCATATTCCTGTACCGGATCTGGTGGTGGCTCTGGTTCTGGGTCGTCGTCTGGTATTCCGGTTTTACTTTGTTCCCACCCGCATACTTCGGCCAGGGTAGTTTCGTCTTCGTCAACTGGCGGAGTGGTATCACACGAATAGACTTGGTAGTGGTAAAAGGCCAGGGCCACGGCATCCTGTGTCTTTCCCAGATCAGAACCAACGTAATTGGGGACACCAGGAATCTCAACAGTAACCAAATCTTCAACTGTATGAAATTCGGCACGAATGGTACCGGTACATTTTCCGTCCCAAAATAAAGTGTTGCCCTTAACCCGAATAATGGGGGGGTTAATTGCCCCGGTCTTATTAATTACTGACCCCATCCAGGAACAAGATAAACTAGAACGAACTGGTAATGTTAAGGTTACGGACGAGGAATCCTTCACATCAACAGTGATCACAATACTTTTTTCGTTAACCACTGTCTCTAAGATCTTGCCAGCGCTTAAACGCAAAACATAGGGTAAATCAGGGTGACTGCGTACTATTCGCAAATCAACTTGGTAAGTTCCGGTCAATCTGCGTTCACAGGCAGACAGATCAGCGTCAGTTTTTTCCAGTACTTCCCCCATGTCGGCAGGGGGTTCTTCCTTTGGCTCTTTCCCGGTTACGATGGGATCTTTGCAAGGGGTCAAGTCAAACAATTCATCGATGATTTCTGCCACCTCTCCTGCTGTCAAAGGCTCATCTTTTACTTGTTCGATAATCAGCCAATAGCCGTCTTCCGGGGCTAGGTTTTCTGATGCGGTGCAGGTGACTATTATATTCTGGGCAATGGTCATACGATTCCAAATCCCCCCATCGGGGCAGCCACTACTTTTTGCCCGCTGATGTCAACACAATATTTCATGGGGTCAGCCCCGTCCCAAATGGCTATAATAGTATTTTCTTTGCAAGTAGAGTAATAAACTTTTCTCAGTGATATGTCTTTACACAGCAGAACAATGGTGCCATACATATCTGGGCACATGGCCAAGGCATCTTTTACACATTGGGGGATGTCCAATCGTAGTTGATCAGTGTCTGTGCTGCCATCAGGTTCCAGCCAGGATGCAGTAACGGTGTTTTCCAGATTCTCGATCTTATATCCGTTTAACCGAGTAGTCTTTTTTGGCACATAGACCATGATGCCGTCTGACTTGTATTCTTCTTTTTCCTGTTCCTGCAGGGCCTTTGATTCTTCTTCGGTTAATTCCTCTATAGTTAACGGTTTACTGAGGATCATTTCAGAAACGTAGTACCCGCCCACTGCCGTACCCTTTACTCGCAATCCACCAAACACTGTCGAAGAAAATTTGAGATAGTTACCAAAAATAGTGATTTCTGGAGTAGGGATCTCGTCCCCGTACCTATTATAGCAGGGAGTTTCCCACGCCACTGTGGTATCTTCCATATAATAGGTTAAATCTATCTTATCTGCGTTATTGACGAAAAGTGAAAATTCTTTGTCTTTGCGGATTCGGGTTTTCGGGCCAATGGTGCCGATAGCGGGAGACAGGCCGTAGACAAGATCCGGGCTACTTGGCCACGCGTAAAAGCCCAACCACACATAAATATCACTTCCCGCAAAACCAATCGGGCATCCTGGCGGACGCAGGGTTTGTGCCGATTTGCCGGTAACGGCGGCAGTCCACATCTTATAAATGTCTCGTGCACTGGCATAGTAAGAAAGACGTGATGGCACAACCTGTTCCAGTCGCACCCAAACGTCGTTTACAGGGGGGTCCTGGTTGGATATCGTGACTGTGATTGACTCGTTCGCCATCAAATTGCCTCTAAACCAGTACAGTAATCAATATCAACGTATTCATCTTCCGGGTCCACATGGTCAGGGGGCTGGTAACTGTCAGGAATATCTAAATGGCCGTCAATATCATAATTACATTCGCCGTTTTCAGTTCCGTCCGGGTGTTTTATTTCTATTACTTTGTTGCCGCCGTTCCATATTGCGTAGACGTGGGACTGGATTTTATTTTCTATTGCGCCGGGGCGGGGTTCCATTGATAAAGAGTATTTATGAACACATACTTTATAAAATACTGCCAGGGTTCCGTATACCCGCTGCGAAAGAATAATCTTTTTATTATCAATCCGTATGCTAGGTTGGTTCAATGCTTCCCCATCACGTGACCAAGCACCCCCGACCCAGGAAAAATTAGTAATAGATAATGCCGGGTATCTGGTTTCAAGCTCTGATTTTAAATCGCACTGAATAACTTCACGAAAATCTAATTCAAATATCTGGCGCGGCCCTAACTCACCCCAGGAACAATCGGCAAAATACTGAAGATCCGGCCTACTGGGATAAGCATAAATGGTACGTGGCGCAAGGGTCGGGCATTTTGGCTCAGGTGGCTTGCCCTGAAACATTAAATGGTTGATAAACTGGTACAACGCAAACTTAGTAATATACCCGGTATAGGGGTCCCATGGCTCCTGTTCAAGTAGAACGAAATCACGGGTATCCCTATAGTTGGATATATTAATAATGAGACTGTTGTTCATTATGCCTCGCCGGTGAACACCAGATTAACGTAATTGCCACTGTACGAAGTAGCCCCGGCAGGAACAGTTCGTACTTCGAAAATTGGGATGGCGGCAGGATGGGTCTGGAACACGATAGTGTTTCCCGTAGCCCAAGTCCCGCCAAACCCGTCAAATTCCAGGGTAAAATAAGGAAGACTGAAATTAGGGTTATTTGGGGCAAAGTCTGTAGTTATATCGCCAGAACCTACTGACCCAACAGTGTCGCCCACCACACTAAACGTGGTTGCGTTTAACATAGTCAGGGTCCAGGTCTGCTCGATAGTGGACTTGTTGTTCATGATCAGGGGAAAACCGCCCTCATCAAAGGTACCGGCAGCGGACGTTTCGACCCAGTTATCAACCACACATTTTAGGTCTTCTGACGATGGCTTATAGATCGAAGCCACCTTGCTTCCTGCTGCATAAACGTTGGATAGGGCAGAATCCATGGTGATAGTGACCCTGTTATCAACAACAGAGGGAGTGCCCGAAATCACCCTGGTTTCTTCATTGCCGGTAACAGACGAGGGGGTTGCTTTATCTGATACCCGTATGGTTAACGCGTCCCGGAAAATGGTGGCCAGAGCAGCTGTTTCAACGTCAACCACCAAAGTAGTGCCGGATTGAGAAACGAGGACACCGGCCCCAAATTTGTCCTCAGAACCGGCAAGATCGCCCTGGGTATTTCTCTGGGTGCCAACTACAAAGTGCTGTCGATCAGCAGCGGGGGTGACGGCCTCAAGGAAAATACCGGGAAAGTATAAAATGTCGCTATTGTTGGCGTTTAACTTTGCAAATACTTTACGGTATTTGGTAGACCCTGCATCACGTTCTGCCTTGGGTACGTTGGGCCAAACATTTTGAACCACATTGGTGGTTATCGGGAGATGTGAAATTCTCCCGCCGTTGGCACTGGTGTCGTTAATGGTAGCGGGGTAAAAAAACTGCAGATCGGCATCAGTAATGGCCATATCAAACCTCCAATAGGGTTATTTGCCCGATAAACTTTTTTGTGTCACTTTCCAATTCAAACTGGTGCAAGGGGGATAAACTCTTGGTATCTATTACGTAGACATCGTATAATGTCCCCCGGTAATTTAAAATAAGCGGAATACCAGTGCTCTGCATGGACTTTATCTGATCAATGGTGGATTTGCACCACATTCCCTGGAGTGCCCCATCTTTATTTTGGCTGCCGAGGGTAAAGGACCTGCCGCCTTGCAAGGGCAAAACTTTAATCGACGATCCGCCATCGAGCGATATTTTCTGATCATAGAGCAGATTATCGGCAGTCTCCAACCCCGCCAAATACATGTTGTCGTTAATGACCACTCCTCCAAGGGTTATCATCGTGAGCCGTACCTCTCTTTTTCTGCCATAGCTTGCAAGAACCTGTCAACATCAGATTTCGATCCATGTAAACTGATCGGTTCGCCGCCATTTATGGTAAGGGATAAATTTACCTGGTCCCCGCGCTGTTTTAACTGATTATTGGGAATTATCGTCCCATTATTGGCAGGAACAAATAGCTCAGGGCCGCGTTCACCAACTATGTAAGGTTTGCCTCCGCCAACCCCGCCACCGATAGCTTTGCCGGGAATACTGACATTTCCACTGGCTTGATTTAAACTATCGGCATCCCCCATCAAATCTTTGATTTTTTTCTGCAGCGCGTCAAGCTTTCCGGATATTTCCCCGGCTACATGGGCAAAGGTATCGCCAACCTGGACCCAAGTAGCGCTGAGTTGCCCTGTGGTGTCATTTAGGCCCTGGGACTGTTCTGCCAGATCGGCAAGCTTTTTCTTGTATTCTTCAACTTGGGCCTCTAAGGATTTTTGTTTGGCCTCAAGTTCTTGTTTATGCCGTTTTTCCAATTCCAGGATCTTACCGCCAACTTCGGCAGTCTCCTTGGCCTTGGTATTGATCATGTCTTGCTTGGCTAAAATTTCGCTTTTTTCCTCGCCTTCACCCTGGTAAATCGCCAATAGTTTCTGATATTCCTGTAAATATTGGGAGATATCCATGGACTTGCCGCCACGGGATATCCGATCGTAGTATTCGTAAGTTTGCCGTGCTCTTTCAACATCTTCAGCAGAGACTGCAATAGTTTTGGAAAGGCCATCGGCAGGAAGAGAACGGATAAGATCCGCAGCCCGTTGTAACGTAGCCAATTGCGCATCCCAATCTCCTGCTTTTGCTGCTTCTTCTGCTTTTGCCTTATATTCATCGATTTGAGCAATTATGTCAGAATAAGCATCCTCACCGGTCATACCTTCACGGAAAATGCCCCGGATCTCGTCAGCAAGATTTCTCTCTTTTTCGAGAATGGCCGCATTTTCTTTTTCCAATTCCTCCGATACTTTGGTGTAATCATTGATGATGCCATCAATGGCAATAGAAAAACTATCTGCCACATCGCCAATGGTCTGACTTACCTTAGCAAATTCATTGGTGGGGTCAACCTTAAGTAAACGAGCTAAGCTCTGCTCTGCCTTACTGGTATCAACATCAAGTTTCGGTTTATTACCGGACAATTTTTCCTCGATCTGTTTCTTTAATTTATCTATCTCGGCCTGGACCTTGGTTTCGTCAAATTCAATTCCGAATTTCTGCATAAAATTAGGATCATCTAGATTGGAAAACATATCCTTGATTTTTTTGGCCTGATCCCACATGCCCACAGGGTTATCCGGCAGAATGTCTGGTTTATTCTGGTCAAGCTGCCTTTGCAATTTGGTTATTTCAACTAATTCCGACCGCACCAAAGCATACTTGGACATATCAAAAGAGTCAGTATCAAGAACCCCCTGGCCCCAATCGGTGAAAGAGGTATCTCCTTTCATCAGATCGTAGCCGGAGATCACGTTATTAATGATCTCGACCAACCCGCCAAGAGCAGTTCCGGCCATGCTGGCGTATTCCCCAATCTCAACAAAAAACTGGTACACCATTTCCGGGTTCTCGGCAATCTCTTTCATCGAATCAGCAATCTTTTTGGATACTTCATCGATCAAGGCCATGCCTTCTGCGCTGTTCCTGAACTGGTTCATGGAATCAGCAACAGAGTTTATCATATTGGAAATACTTTTGAAAGAACCATTACCATCACCAATATCTTTCAACAGGAGAAGCCATTCATTCCGCACGTGGACTATTGCGCCCTGAAATGATTGCATGCGTTTTTCTGCCGCACCAGAGTGTAATTTTTCCAAACCCTCGACCAGGGCAGGAATACCCAGATCACTGGTAAGTTGGCCTTTGGCAATCTTCTTGGTCATGGCCAAGATCGTCATATCAAGTTCAGAGGCCATGGCACGAATGGCAGTGGGGACTTGCTCAGCAAACTGCCTGCGCAATTCCTCCATTGAAATTACACCTTTACCAGCCATCTGCTGCATGGCGATAGTGATCAATTTCAACTGCTCATCGGTACCGCCAAAGGCGGCAACAGAATCTACCAGGGTTTCCAGGACCCGTTCGGTGTCCTGGATTCCGGCTGTTCGTAATTTAACAAAAGAATCAGTAAGAACGGAAATACTGTAAGGTGCTTTTTGCGCCAGTCCAACGATGTATTCAAATGCTTTAACACCACTTTCAGCAGTGCCGGTGGCGTTCTCCAACATAATGATGGTCTGCTCAATGGTGGAGTTCACTCCGGTAAAAGCATCAGCTATTGCCACGGCACCGGTAGCAAGGGAAGAAACTAGGGACGACATTTGGCTGCCGACCTGTGATAAACCAGAATAGGTGAGCCATTTATTGGTAACTGGTACAGCCAAATTACTGAATTGCTTCTGTAATTTGGCTGCCTGGGCAGAGGTACTCGCAAAATGCCGATTAATATTGGGGAGAACAGTGGTGGCATTAGATACTACGTTAAGAGCTAGAGTTGCCATTCGAATTTTTCTCCCGCAGAAATTTCAACACTTTACAATAAAAACGTCTTACAGACAAAGAAAGTTCCAGTTTATCGGCCCTGTCTACCTCAAAATAGGTGTCCATGGCGTGATTTATGGCGATATCATTTAGTGCAATCGGACCATCAAAACCCACTATTGCCTGATCCTGGCAAGTTAAATAAAGTTCAATAACTGGTATATTAAACTTATGGGTCATTGGCCGACACGTGGAGCAGGGGGCATTTGCCTGCCCATCATATAGCTCTATGCACAATTCACAGTTAGCATAGGCAAACCACCGTGCCAGCTGTATCAGTTTTTTGAGGCTACCCCCATTTCATCGACAATCTCATCGCGCAAACCGGTATGGCACTGCTCAACCCACTCTAGAAACCGCATATCTTTGCCGTCGATATTGATGGAGTACAGGGCTGCTCGGTCAACATCTTTGGGGAATTTTAATTCTTCCCCTTTTTCATCGAAGAAATTTCCCCAACCGGTCAAACATTTCCTGGCCACTAGATTTGCCCGTTTATAGGGGTTTATGGTGACTTTTACATTGCCAGTGGCATCGTAGGCCATATCAGACGATTTGGATTCGATGTTGGCCAATTCCTCGATCGACAGGGCCTTAATGTTGATAAATCCGCCATCTTCATCGTTGGGAACATCAACCTTTTTGTTTTTGTTAACACTCAATCTCATAACTTTCTCCATTTGTGGTGGTTGAGAATCCCCCCTCGCCCTTTGCCAACCACCACAGGAGGCAATCCGGGTCCGGGGGGAAAGTTAAAACTTAACAAGAAGTCGCGTCAGTGTAACCAAGAACCACCAACGGGGTGGCTCCGTGAACGGCAGTGGTGGCTCCGCCAGAGAAATCAGCGACCAGGGACGCTTCATCGCCAACGTCTTCCGCAAGGACGATGGCCCCGGCTGCAACAGATTCCGCCTTAAAGTACATGGGGGCAGTTTTGCCGGGGATATTGTCGATGATTAAGGTGTCCCCAACTTCAAATCCTTTGGTAACAAAATCTGCCGAAGCAGAAGTAAGGGTGCGGGTAGCAGCGACATAATCAACATCTGCCCCCACCTTATGGGCAATGAACAAAACGAAAGCTCCGCCAGGCATATAATTCAGGGACCCGGTAAAAATGCCGTTGGGGCTGTCTACTTTGGGATCGCTCATCGACCCAACATAGAGGCCAGCAGCAGCATCACTGATGAGATCCGGGGCAGAGAAATCACAGCCCTGTTTCACGTACAGCCGGATATCAGCAATCTTGGTACTGTTAATGGCGGCATCCCGGAACTCTTCCAGAGATTTGTCGCCGGGGATGAAGTTATAGTTAATCTGAGTTTCCTCATAAGTACCGCCAGACGGCACGACCAGGGCAATGCGCCGACCCATCTCGGATATCTTCTGGGTTTCCATAGTAAAACCGAGACAGAGACCCATCCCCTGCAATCCGCGTACCAATCTTTCTTCAGTGGTGGCGGGGTGCAAAATAACGGCTGCATTCTGACCGGCGACGAAATTTACGGGGCTTACTTTAAGTGCCATTGAACTACCTCCTTAACAGGCATTTGTGTCGCTTCCGCCGTACAAATATTGGTACGGGAAAACAATATTATGCCGATACAAATCGGCACCTTCTAACTTACCAACTGAACTAAATTCCGGTTCAGAAAACATCACCCCAGGGATGGCCTCACTGACCAACAGGGTAGACAATCTTGATGCTATTTGTTTTGCCTTATTTGTGCCCTTACCATACTCGGTGTCGATATCAATGACCATGTTGCCATTGACTATCCGTAAATTTGATCCCATTTCTATTGGTTCGGAAGAGGAGTCAATTTCCGAGATCATTATTCTCTCGCCAACCGGAGGAACAGTATTTTCAAACACTATGGTGACAGTGGTGAAATTATCGTGTAAATATTTTTCGATAGTGGCCCGGAAAACTGTATAATCTATCATTTTATGGCCCTTATTCGCCTATTTAATTCTTTTTCAAACCGTATCCTGGCCTTGAGCAATGCCCTGCTTGGTGATCTGTTTCCGGGACCTTCGCCATTTTCAACGTAAGGGGCATAAGGGACATTATTATAAAGATAGACTCGTTTATCCTTGGTGATTCGAAAATTAAAATCCGGTACTGAAGGCTTAGTACGTTTTCCGGGTCTAGGAACATATGACGATCTTCTGTTGGTCGATAATTTCCAAGAATGTTGCAAAAGACCAGTATCAACCGGGGTATTATTCACAGCTTCTTTCCACGCCTCTTTTCCTGCACCAGTTACAGCAGCACTGGCCTTTGCGCCAAATGCCTTTAATTCACGGTCAATTTGCTGTGCGAAACTTACACCGGCCATTAGATTACTTTCTCCGTGCCCAAGGAATACCGGGATTTGTACTGGTCGTAACGGACCCCTTTTACCCGAAACTGGTCGCCATCGGGATTAACCACCATATCGTTTTCTTCGGGGACCGTGCCATCTTCCAAGTCTAATCCAGATACTGAAAAGACCACACTGCCTTTGTACATTTCCTTTTCAAACTGATTTTTAATATCTTCCTGGGTCATGTCGACTGAAAAATCTTCATATACTACAGTGACTGCACCAGTCGTAGGGTTATATTCTTCCGATACGAATTTTTTAAAGGTATGGGTTCCTGCGGTAAATTTTCTTATCAACCGCTGCGCCAATAAAGGAAATTTTTCCCCCAGTAACATAATTAGACCCTTATAAGAGTAACTTCACCAAGTTTACGGGTGCATAGTGATTCCATCAATACATCTGGATATCCGAAAGATCGTCTCGTGGAATATGTTGGCGTTGCCCCGGAATATTCAAATTCTTCCTCCAGGGACCCAACTTTGCTGCGTTCCCGCTTAATTTTGCCCCTGTCGTCGGCAGAAGTAACATCGCCAAAAAGAGTGTTGGCCATGTCAGCCATGGCGTAATAGGCCACTGCCTCCTTGATGTCGTCAGCAATATCAGCAGAAATGGCCCAATCCACATCAACACAAGTCCATTGCGTTTGCACGTAGACTGATGCCTTGGCTATATGTGATGTTTTCAGGGCATTGCTCAGGGCGATCCAATCAGCAAACTGGACAAGGATAACGTCTGCTTCTGTAGGGGTAATAATGGCTTTGTTCATGTTAAACCTTATTTGGGCGTAATTTTAATAATATATAATTTTAATTTCACATCGGCCCGGCAATCAGCCACAGCACCGCCGCCAGTTCGACAGTGAGGATGACGAGCAGGGTGTTGATTAGGTGGTTCATTCTTCTACCAATTCCTTGACGTTGTGCCACTTGACAAAGAACGTCTTACCGCAATTATCATAATTCAGGTCAACCCCGCGCATTGATATCATCGTGACACGGCCGGTATATATGCTGCCGTCTTTCTCGATCCTGACGGTACTGTAAAGCCTGAGTTTTCTCTGATTTTCCTGTTTACAGAAGTTCATCCTTTCTCCTCGCTGCATTTCCAGATATTCGGAATCTCAACCCCATCCACCACAGTCGGCTGCCAGATATTCGGCCGGTCACGGATGCACAGGTCAAATCTCCTGCCGAGCCATTCAGGAAGCAGACGGATCAGATCGCGGTCCACGATGTCTCGGTTGTAAGGAAAACCATTTGGATATTTGGCAACGATAGCCTGCTGCTGTGAGTCTAGCTTGGCAAGATCGGTTGCGGAAACGGCAATCCTTTTAATCATATTACCAACAACAGTATCCGTTTTCAAACTGTCTGCCATCGCCACATCGAAATCAAGCCGTTCCTGGAATCTTCCAGATGGGTCGTCAGGCAGATCGTTATCCCAAAGGATTATGAATGTCATGCCCTTCAGGACACCTTTGGAGTTGATGAACGTTCCGCAAGGGAAAGCATTCAGCCACCTGGCACCATAGAGACGTGTCGGCTCGGCAGGATTGACGACAAAGTAGCCGGAGAAAATGTTACCTCTATCGAGTTTCATTCCGCCACCTCGTCATCAATCGCCTTCAGCACCTCGGCGAGTTTCTGCTTCCCGAACTCTTCACCAGTGGAAGTCTCCCACCAGCCTTCGCTATCGTCTTCGGTGGAGGCTATCCCAGCGAGAATGATCTTGATCTTATTTTTCAATCTGTCTGCTTCTTGTCTGGTCATATCGCGTACCCCCGCACTTTCAGCACTTCGGCATCACTCGCGGATTTTCCCCAGAATTGTGTTTGCTGTACCCCGAATGGTATCACACTGTTCAGCCCAACACGTTCGTGCGTCAAGGGATTTTGCGAGCCGTCATAGGCAACCGCTGTTCCCCATGTGATCGCGGTGAAGACATTCTTGGCGTAACCAATCCGCTGAGTTGTGCCGGCAGCGTTGGTCTGTTTCGCGATCAGGAGTTCGTCGGTCCGTACCCATCCGCCCGTAACCGTGACCTCTGCAACCGTAGTACCATCGCTTGATTTCAGTTTGCCTCCTGCATCAGCGAAGATCAGCCCCGAGACTACATCACTGGCACTGAGGATATTCGCTGGGGCCGTGACCTGTGCGCTGGATACCCCCATTTCTACCAATGCAGCAGCAGTGAACGCACCCCCCGACAGTGCAGCGGTCATAGCTGCATTCAGCGGTATCGCCAGCCCGTTGCCGCCACTGGTGGCTGCTGTGGAGGTTACTGAGGTGGTTGCGCCTGCGCCAGATGCTGCGTAGGGCATTTGGTAGGGAGAGGCTACGAGTTGTGGTTCCCATATTGTGCATGTACCTGTTGCCGGCTCACCACAACCAGCCCCAAAACGGAAAACCCACACACCCCCAGTTGCACCAATATTAGCGGCTATAGTTAATATATGCTCTCCAGCGGATGGAATGGTTGTATCCATCGCCAAGGCCCCGTCAACGTAAAACGTCATTGTGCCTGATGGCATTATCGAAGGGATGAATATATGTTTCAATCGCAACCCACCATCAGTTATCGCCCGCACCCGCAGGGAATAGCTAGTATTGGCCAAGACCGTAAGATTTTGTGATATAATATATCTCGCCGCAACAGTAGTGGTTGTTATGCTGCCATTCGTATTTACCGTCATGGTTCCAGGTGTTCCTATGGTGGTAACTGGCCAATTTGTCGGACCTGTTCCTGGCGTCCCACTCACAGCCCCCTCAAGCTTGGAGTTCTGCAACAGGTTGCTATACGCAGGCTGCACCATCACCCCCCGCAGCGGATGATTGACAGGCCACGGGACCATGTTGCCTGAAGCGTCGGGCTGGAGGCCCGCTGCTGAGGTTTGGATTCGGGGGCCGACGGGGCAGGTGGATGGGGTCTTGGCGTTCCAGAGGGATAAAAGTTCCGGAAATTCAGGAATCGCGGGAAGTAAAATAGGGTTATTCCGCTTTTTATCCCGGAGATCCCACAACAGCCATGCCATGTATTTATAGGATTTTTTCATACTCTCCTAAACCAGCCCCGGAACCCCTCGTGCAAAGGGTTATTTTTATAATGAATATACTGCTCACCATTCATACAATTTAAAAGGATGGATTCGTTTAATTCGTCACTTCCCGGCCTCGACACGATACATCGACCAAGAGTCTTGATAGTGATGCTTCCCAACTGGCCGTCAACTTTAATGTCGGGGTAAGTTTTGCCGTGCTGGTTTAACATGTTAAGGGCAATCTGTAAAAATTCCACGGCTCTGGTAACGCCCATATTTACTGACGTATCAAACAATTCCTTGGCTACCGGCAGAGAAACAAGAGCAACTTCGTCACCTTGGAATCGATCCCAAAAGTTTATTCTGTAAAATTTCTTGACGTGCGGTAAAAGTTCTTTCTGAACGGCCAGCGGGACTTTGCCATCTTTTTTATATCTGTCAATTATCGGCCACCCCATCCAGGATTTCCAATATACTCTGGAAATACCCGCGTAAGTTTCTTTACCGGGGTCGCCCTTCACGTTTGAAAGGTTTCTACCTTCCATGCGTTCAGTTTCTTCAAAGGATATTTCAAAAGGGTCCATTATTTTCTACCAAGTTTTTTACTTTCTTCAGCCATATCCCTTTCTTTTAATTGCAAGTATGTAAGTGTAGAGATGTTGGCATTCATGTCGGTAATTGATCTCAAAAGTGCTTCGTATCTTTCTTCTGTTCGTGCTTGGCCAGTGGCCAGCGCACTAACTTGGTCAGATATTTTTTTCACATCGGCTGCAGCCGTCCCGATACTGGCTGCATATTGTGCCTTCATATCATCTCTAACTTCTCTAGTGTAAATGTATGCCCCGCCAATTGATAGTGTTACTAAGATAGACCAACCAACAATCCGATTTTGCCAAGTAAGCATCTTGGGAATGTTGTCGGTCAATTCCTGCATATTTTTCCGTCGTTCTACTTCAACCCCATGCAACGCGCACTGCCCATCTTCACCAAAGGTACATTTTCCTGTTTCATGGGCAGTCACTGTTCATCACTCCTATTATAAAATATACTACGCTTCGTACACTTTTCGATTAAATTTCTTTGATCCCTTTTTAAGCATGTGGAATCTTATAACCATGGTTAACTGCCTGCCGACAAATGGCCAGATACCTTTCCTAATCACCGTGTCATGGTAAAACTGATCTGCTTTGGGCTGCTCATCGTGCGGCAATCGCCCACTATTTATTAAATCACAAAGAATATCATGACCACAGGATGCTTCAATTGTCTGATCGATATCTGGAAATGGTCCACTATTTCCGTCCCAGGGATAACCTTGATAAATCTCCAGTTTGCCGGATGGGTATAAATGGAAAAATTTATCTGATATGTCGTAACCGTAAACTGTTGTCTGTACAGAAAAATTCTCGGCTACAACGTATTCGTATCCTTTCCAGTATTTCACAGATCACCGGCATCTTCATTGGGGTAGTTACATATCGGACATCTCGGTCCTTTGTATTTATGGCCGCATTCTTTGCAAATTACCATTGCATCAGTACCTCTTTACTGTTATTTCCGTATGGGGCATGAAGATAAATTCCACCGTGTGCCGTGCCCCGATCTGCGTCGCCAGTTCCGTTGGGCAGCCCATTACCCGGCTTATATAAAAACCCATCTTTCTCAGCGCGGGAATCTCTGTTGCAGGTGTCCTCTCTATCCCGGCAATTCTTGTTCGGGTCTTTGACCACGAAAGTCAGTCCGTCCGAAAAGGTGAATTTTACCGGACCTGAGCCAAGGGAGTCGCCTCTTTTATTAATTCGCCACGCCCATCTTCCGCCGTTCCTTTGCCCGTATGCCTTATATGTCACAGAGTTCTTGTACGTTCCTGGGGTTGCTGGTCCTGTCGTCTCGCCAGATGTCCCACTGTTGGCCACATAGGTGACACCGTCCGACATTTTAATCACGAACACCAGCGGTCGCGTATATTGGTCGCCGGATTTAATCAGCAGAAAAACGGGTGCACCTTTATGTGGGACCCCTTTCCTCGCTACTTCGCCATTTACCGATACCGAGACAACCGACCCGTCCTGCAGTGTCCTGAACAAAATCCCCGCAGAACCGTTCCCCTGATCCGTCGATCTTTCGAAGGTGATCGGGTGAGGAAAAACTTTTATCCCTGTTGACGGCACAACTGGATCGGGTACAGGTATCGTTGTCCCGCCCGGAAAATACTGGGCACAAAGTGCATTGCACTCGTTGAGGGACTGTGGGATACTTATCGCCCCTGCAGGTACCGCCCATAACAGGATAAGGGCCAGGACAAGGCGGAACATCAATCTACCTCCTCAACTGTTCCCTGTGGCGGGATAACATCTTCAAGCCCCTCCGGTTCAGCAATTTCTTCAGCAGGAAGTGTAGGATCCAGGAAAACTGGAACCGCTGGCACGGGCTTAACCTCTTCCTTGACCTGGGTCGTGGTGGTAGAGGTCGTAGTTTTCTGCGACAGATCCGGCATAAGTTTACCAACGGCATCCCGGATTCCGCCAAGTGCCGCCAAACCACCATCAGTTGCAGCAGAACCCGAAGCATCTTGAGTGGGGGTCGTAGCGGTGGTTAAACCTTGTGCGTCAGTGCGCATGGTGCCCTTGGAACTACCATTGGTGGTCTGGTTAAATGCGACATCTGTCGGGCTGTAGTTTACCGAACAGCCGACTAACAATAGCCCCAGTGTAAGTCCTGCGATCAAAGTTTTTATCATTTTGTCCCTCTGGTGGTTGTGCGATAACTACTTTTGATTTTTGGCCCTTTTAATTGCATCGGCCAGCTTTACCCCGCTGGCTACCAAATTACAAATGAAAAGGGAATGAGATTCCATGATTTTGGCCGTTTCGGCGGTCAATTTTGCCTCAGCAGCAATCTCCGCCAGTTTTGCTTTCTCCTGGGCTGCTTTCTCAGCGTCAAGTTTCTCCTGGGCTGCTTTCTCAGCGTCAAGTTTCTCCTGGGCTGCTTTCTCAGCGTCAAGTTTCTCCTGGGCTGCTTTCTCAGCGTCAAGTTTCTCCTGGGCTGCTTTCTCAGC